CCAAGTTCCATTTTTATACGCTTCAACTTCGTGGTCACTGCTGTTATATCTAATATCACCATTTGTAGGGCTTCCAGGTCTTTGTGCTGTACTCCCTGCTGGCAACTGAATCGAACCAGTGGAGTTAAAAATAACCTCCCCCGTAAAAGTACATCCAGTTAGTAAAGCAAGTCCTAGATTTGCTGCGTTGCTTGCTCCGACTTCAATCCATCCATTATTAGCTGCGTTCCTCATCTTGAGGACGTTATTGCTGGTATCGACCCAGAGCATATAAGCAACAGTAGAAGCTGGTGCTGAAGAATTAGAGTTAACTGATTGGATCGCAGCTAGAGCACTATTTATGTCTGTACGGACGCTACTTCCGTTACCATTGGCGATTACATAATCGTGAGTTGAAATTTTCCTACCTCCAATTCATTAGCATTCTAAACCCCTCGACCATAACCTACCGCAGTCCAGCTAAAATTCTTGTTGATCGCTGACCCTGACGAGTTTTTAATCGTAAGAGTAAACTGAGAACCTGTCACCGTTCCCATATCGATGTAATCACCACTAGATAAACCAAAAACATTAACAGAAATACTCGGTAAATAAGCTGTTGTACTTCCTCCTAAATCTGTTGTTCCAGTCCAAAAAGGTTTAGTAAATGAGACTGTTTTAGCACTTGTTCCACTAGCGGTTAAACCTGTACTCTGTTCACTCCTAACATCAAATCTTGCTTCATAACCTAATTGATCTACCAAAATATTTTCAGTTGTATCAGTACTTGTTAGATCTGTCTTAAATTGAAATCCTCTACCGTTAAATGTTCCATTCTTAAGGATCACCCAATCACTCCAAGTGGGTGAGCCGCTAGGATCTCCAGTCGTGGTTCGTATAAAAAGAGAAGCATTAACACTGTCAACTATAACTCCATCCCAATCAGATCTTGCGTCTACATCAGGCCAGGAATCTATTGAATCACTTGGTCTATTCGCTCTGGTTACAAAATATCTTTGAACATCTAAAGAGAATATTCCACCTAAATCTAATGCTTCAGCAAATTGATACGAACCAGAACTGTTAACATCTCCACCACTCGAAGTCAGCTGTAAAGCATCATTACCAGAATCATATTCTGTATTTGTTTTGCTACCCGTAAAAGGTGTAGGACTAATTTGATCTTCTCTTTGATTCTTGACTAATAATGTTTCTGCTTTTTGTGCAGGTGTTTGTATAACAATACTGGCTGCATTATCACTAAAATTACCCGTCGAGTCAGCAAATTTAACAAGTGTTTCTCCTGCAAGTTTTGGAATTATTACTTCAGTGGAAATACCAGGAATAGAATCAATCAAATCAACAGAATTATTCCAAGTACCTGAGCCATCAGTTAAACTTGAATGTCTAACATGAACTTTTCCTCCTACCTTTACATCAAGATCAGTGGCTTGAGTCCATCTTAATCTTCCTGAGTTTGAGCTTATGTCTTCAAATGTAAGATCAGAAACATCAGAAGGAGATGCGGTTTTACCTTCCAAATCAAATTCATTACGAGCAAAAGGACTTGAGTACCCCAAATGGTTTGTAGCTTGTATTTCTGTTCTAAGTTTTCCTACTTTTAACTTTTCTATACGAATAGAAGAAGAACTTGTTGTAACTGAAATCCAATTATTATCATTCAATTGATAATTAACTCTATATAAACTGGTTGCATCAGATGAAGACCAATCCAATTCAAATGCAGTCTTAATACTTTCACCATCCTGATACAAATGCTCTTCACCCTTAACATTCGTAACAGCAGAAGGTATTGCACTTAAACTACTTATATCAGGGATAGAAAGTTCGTGATCCCTGTCAACTGCATCGTAAATAGTACTGTTATAAATAAGAGCAGTAACACCATATGTACCATCACCACCTTCAGTTACACTTATAACCCTGAATTTTTGATACTTAATATCATCTGTTTCTATCATCCAAACACCTTGAGATTGAGGCGTTTCAGATAAAGCACTTGTAAGAGTTATTGTCTTATCGACAATAGATGTAACATCTCTCTTCTCAATCAAACCAGAAGGCAAAAGGACAGAACAAACAGGATTATTCACTAGATCAATTGAACTTAAATCCGTACTACTATCAACGTCAAAAACAGTCGTAGAAGAAACTGATGAAATCCTACCTCCTCTTCTTTTTCCACTTTTAACTGGATCTGCAATGTCTATTATCATCCCTGGAGATAATATTATTCCACTATCTATTGCAACCCCAAAAGTAACTGTTTCAGTTAAATTTTGCTCGCTTAATAATAACCAATCACCGAATCTATGAGCTTGTCCTTGTGAGTAACAACCAATTGCTTTTGTCGTCTTATTTATAATCCCATACTTGCTAACTCCATCAGCATCTTCTACATATTCATGCTGAACCTCTCCTAATAAATCATAATCTTGCCATGCAACTGTAGCTGTTGTATGTCTAGCCTTTTGGGACGAACCACTATAATTGAAAACACCACCAACAACATTAGAAGGGTTAAGAGAATATTGACTATCTGCTGGACTGTCTTGATTAAGAATTAACGAACCAGCACCGTAATAACTTAGACCTCTAAAAGCAGAAGAAAGATCATTGATTGCATCAAAAACTTCCGATCTTGAGTTCATATATAAATTCAAAGAGAATCGTGGTTCGTTCCCTCCCTTTCCATTAGGCACAAGTTCATTACAATACTTTGAAATCGTATAGAAATCCCACTTATCTAAAGAAGATTCTGGGATAGATGCCCCATAGCGAGTATTTGTCATAAGATCCCACAACGCCCAAGCTGGATCTGCACACCATTTAGCAGCCTGAAAAGACCCGTTCCAAATGCCTGAATAAGTGACACGTCCTGTATCCATGTCAACAGAAGCATTAGAAGGTAATGAAATCTTTAAACCTTTTACTAAATATCTTCTCTTAGGAATACCACTAAAATTTCTAGAATCAAATCTTAAATAACATAAAGCTGAATTAGGATACCTAAATTTATCATCAATAATTTCTGTATAACTTGCCCAATTTGTAACTGTCTGATTCTTGCTTGTTTGATTGTCAGCCGTTACTCTTACTACTTTTATATCAACAGGAAAATTACTAGAACCACCACTTTGACCGTTCCACGGCGTTAGACTAATCATATAGTCACGCTGATATGCGTTACTACTTTTACCCTTAAAATGACATTCTTTCTCTAGACTAAATCCACTTCCGTTATATTGAGTTTGGATTTGTAAGTGAACAGAATTACCTACAATATCACCGTCGTCTTCTATCTTTTGTAAACTTGGTAAACTTAAAGTAACTCTTACTCTATCTGTTGTTGTATCTGTTATTTGTCTTGTGAGCGAAGTTGCATTCGTAACTGCAAGTCCAACATTAACTTCTCTCTGACTTCCTATTGATCGACTAATATAACTTTGTCCCTGTGTTCCTGTTTTAACCTCAACAGAATAACCACTAAAATTAGATGTTCCATTACTACTTTTAACAGGAGTGCCATCTAAATAAATACCTTCTTCTGTTCCTACAATCCCTTCAATTGGTCCTTCTGATATTAAATCAATAACCTCTACTCGTTGAAAACTTTGAAGTGTATCATCTGCTTCTGTTGGGGTATGAGATTTTCCACCACCGCCGCCTTTTCCGCCGCCACCAGAACCAACAATATTTAATTTTGGATTAACTTCAGTCATGCATCAAATGTATCAAGACCAGCACTTAAAACAGCACTTCCAACAAAACATTTTCCATAAACAATCGGAACTGGTCCACCCTGACCTGTTGTTTGTTCAATTCCACTAAACGAATAACTTTGTAACTTTCTACTATCTGGAGGTTCTTTTGGAACAGGAGTCAACATACTAGCCACTCCACCTAAAACTAAAGCTATACCAACATTTCCTGCTAATGCAGCCATGCTGAACGTTCCTGCCGTCTTAGCAGCAAAACCCATTCCTGCCCAAGCAGCTCCTCCTGATGCAATACCTATACCAATCAAAGCAACACCAGCAAGTATTCGGCCAAATCCACGACCTCCTGATCCAGTGAGAACAGGTGTAATATGAAAAACTTCTTTTTCACTCCAAGGGTATAAAAGATTTTCAATATTATCTTCTCCTACCTCTTCCTCCCCTAATAAAACCTTATAAGCAATACCATCATCACCACTATCAATAAACCATTTATCAAGGCCAACAAAATTTGCACATAAAGCTCTAATCGCTTCAGCAGCATTGAAAACGTCTAATTCAAAGGTTCCTTGACCTCCTAGTCGTTCCTTTAAAGCCCCGTAAACCTTAACGACTTTCATGCCTTAATACCTTTGCCGTCATCTTATGATAATAGCCTCCCCACTTATAAACATCACGACTTGATAAACGGTTAGTGACGTGGTGAAGAATTACATTTTCTCCTAGATAAATAGCAGCATGATTTGGAACGGGACTTTCTATATTCATCAAAATAATATCCCCATATTGAATATCTTCTAATTTTATTTCTCTCATTCCTTCTTTTTTAAAATTATCAAGGTAAAGATTTTCTCCTTTATGCCACCAATCATCTTGCCTATTATATTCACTCATCTCAATACCTAATTCACCTTTATACCAATCCTTCCAAAGCGTATAACAGTCAATAATCCCATGCGCCCATTGACGACCCACATACGGAAGCTTGAATCCTGACGGTTCATAATATCCCCACTTTTCAGTATTTGGATTAACAATAAACCAAGGCAAATTACTTCTTTCACATGCAACCTTATCTGCTTCACTAGGATTTTGATTCGTTGTTGGATGACTATGAATTACTGCTATAATTTCACCTTGTTTTTCACACTTTAAATAGTCGGACGGGTCAAGACAAAAATGAAGTTCAGGCTCTTCAGCTTGATTCTTGCAACGATAATACTTCTCTCGACCTCTAACAATATTAACAAGACCAACACTTTCTCTAGGGCTTTCTTCCTTTGCGTGAACTAATGCTTGATCTTTTATCTCTTCGCTTAACTTCATCTAATCTTTCCAGCACTAGGGAACGATCCAAAAGGTAACTCCCCATTTTCCCCGAACCGTAGCTTGCAGCTTTTTAACGATTTTCCGCAGCGGTCTGTAGCGAGTGAACCCGTCGAGTTATCATCCACATCCCAATAATTGCTACCTGTATAACTGCATTCAGAGCTTCTATATTCCCACTGGCATACATTTGCTATCAACTGCCTCTTTGGAACAAACTGTCCTGCTAAATCAAATTTTGAAGCCAACTCGAATTTCACGACTTCTCTATTTTCAGTTTCTTTTCGATCTATATACCAAATTTCAATAGGCCACTGAGCATTAGGATCAGCAAAACTTTCCCCATCAAGGTAACGCTTTAAAGTACGAATCCTTCTTACTTCTGCTCCTGTTAAATCGTTATAAGGGGTAACAGCATTAACATCAAGAATCAAAGCAGTAATCAAACCATCAACATTTGAAACGGTGAGAGTAGGTCTAGGTAATGAACCCGTAGATGTTTGTTCAAAGCCTTCAGCTTCTATTGCAAAGCTGCTATATAAATTACCGTCCCAAGTTATGCCGCCTGTTAGATCAGCATTACAACCATTATGCCAACGAGTAATATTTGAACTTCCATGCAAATCACTATCAAGTCGTAACTCAAAAAGTTCAATGATTGCACTAGGAGCAAGAACAGACAAGTCAGCATAAACGCTACTAATAGCCTTCCAAGTAACAGATCCATCAGTTACCTCAACTCCTATATCCGTAGGCCAATCAGGTTGAGATGATCCAGACGTTCCTGCCGTTACGCATTTAAAAAATAAACCAGTAACTTGATCTGCTGCGGCTCTTCTTACATCCCCTAACGAATAAGCTGTTGAAGCCGCCCATGCTGCTACTGCCATAAGTTAAGGCTCCGCTACTTCTTGAAAGGTTGCTTGAATCGTTGCTCTATTTTTATACCCAATAGATTTTGACCATTTTTGACAAATAAATTTAGAAGAACTGCCTTCCCCTGGTGGAGTCCAATCAAATGATTCTTGCCCCCCTCTTGCTTCTAAAAAAGTAGAAATTGTATCTGCATCTGTCTCGCTGATATTTTTCCACGAAGGAGAATACATTTTTAAATCTTGATTAATTCCAAACACTGTCCTCATGGAATATCCGTCACCAAATTGAACTTGCCTTACATTAGGGCTACTCGATTTTCTTAACCCATAACTCGGAGTGATAGCAGGAAATGTTGCCATAATTTAAACTAATAAACCTCCTGGTCTTTTTTGACGTACCAGTTCAGCTTGAATTGCTGCTGCTAACATATTACCTAATTCTCTTCCTTGTTCCTCGTCTCCCTCAACAGAAGAACCAGAAGCATCTACATTAACAATA